GGTGGTCGAGGTCTTCGTGCGGTGGACGAGGTACCAGACGGGATTACCGGTCGTGCCAGTGTTGCCGGCAGCCAGGCGCAGCGTGGTGAAGAAGATCTTCACGCCGACGGTGACGAGCTGGTTCAGCGGGTCGGCCTTGTCCGGAGTATCGGTGATCACGATCTTCGGAGAGAGCGGATCATCACCGGTGAGGTGAGGAATACCGAACGCCTCGTTACCGAAGAAGAACGACGCGATGATGTCCTTGGTGGCAACAAGACCTCCTCCGCCAGCCGTGGAATACACAAACTGATCGCCTTGAGTTCCCGACCCCTGACTAACGAACGAGTTGGTCTGGGTGATAACCCGGCATCCGTAGATGGACCCAACTTCGCCACGGTAGAAGGGTTGCCCCTTGTTGCCATAATTGGAGGCATTGAGCCATTGATCATCACGCATCAGGTCGCGGGCCACGCGAGGATCGGTGGCGAGGACGTAGCCGCCATTGATCAGCGGAGCGCGGTTGCGCTTCAGCCGGGTCATGGAGTCAAGGACAGCCGAAGAGGTCATCGTGGCGTCAGTGGCCGTCGTCGCACTGTTCAGGCCTGAGAAGGTCTGCGTAGTGAGCGTGGCGGGATTTCCATAGACATTGATGCCTCCAGCAGCGGCGTTGTCGTTGCAACGATCAGCGTTATCAAACGGACCAGGGACAGCCACAGTTCCAGCTTCAGGACCATTTCCGATGGAGGAACCGCTGGCCGTGAGGTTGGAGCCGATCAGGGTGTTACGGATGACCGAGTCAACCCACAGAGCCATGTCCAGACCGGAGGTCTTGGTGGCCTGCTGGAGGGAGTTGAACAGGTCCGTGGCGCGGAGGATGTCGGTGAGCCCAATGACCTGGCCGTACTGGGCGAGGGATTTCTCGAGCTTGTTGAGCGCCAGAGCGCGATAATTCGCAGAGCTGATCGGTGTGCCTTCACCGGAATACGCGCTCGGAATAGCGATGGGCTGAACACTAGCAATGCTGGGAGCCCCGAAACGGAACATGGAGATGGCCCTGTTTCCGTTGTTCTTGGGGATCGGCGACTTCATCGCGAACTGATCAAGGATCGTCTCCTGCTGGACGAGACTGAGCAGCTCTTTGCTGAAGTAGTTCTGGAACTGGTTGGTGAGCGTGGTTGAAGTAGTTACTGGCATAACAAGTTACGGTATGGTGCCTCAGTCTAGTGAGCGGTCGAATTCCCGCGACGCCTTCATCAGACGTTCCCGCTGCTCCTTGAGCGAGAGTTTGGCAAAGTCACTTTCCTCTGCCTTGAGCGGTCCGGCCGGCACACTCTTACCTATGGCTGTTTTCTTCTGGAGCTTGTCTAGCTGCTCCTTGAGGGCCTTGTTCTCCGATTCAATGGCCTGAGCACGAGTCGCAGTGTCATGCAGCTTCACAAGCTCCACGGCGTGAGTCAGCCCATCAGGGATGGTGGTCAACACCTTGTAGTTGTTCAGAAGGCCAACGACCTTCTTGTACTGCTCGGAGTTCTGATCCTTCAGCCACGGTTCTTTATCGCTGAGACGCGAATATGCGTCTTCCCAAGCCTTCTGGAACTGTTGCTGCTGGAGTTTGACTTGGTGTTCACCGGCTGCCTTGCGAGCAGCGTCTGCCTTGGCTCTGGCGGCCTGGGCGAGTTCGCGATCCCCATCTGCATCGAACTCCTTTGCGGCCTGCTCATAGTCCTGGGCTGTGAATCCCTTATCGTCCCGGAACTGGTTGGTCTGGCTGGTCTCGGCGGTCTGCCTGGACTTCTGCCATTCCTCACGTTCGCGGGCCAACGCCTCCTTCTGGGCCTTGATAGCCTCCTTCTCGGCGTTGATTTCCGACCAGGTCTTGGCCTTGCGAGCCTCCTCCTTGGCGAACTTGGACTCCTTCTTCTGCGGTTCGGACTTGGGCTCCTGTTTTGGAGCTTCGGTCTCTTTCAAGGAACTTGCCTCTGGGGTTTCCTCGGTATTGCTGGACTCGGTGCTGGCGGAATCCTCCACAGGAGAACTCGCATCGGGGCTCTGCGCCTCGGGTTGAGGCTCAGGGGTTTCCCGATTGTCGATATCGACACCGGCATCGAAGTCCCTCGCCATCGAGAGCACTCCATCAGCGGTTAATGCTTCACTCATGTGCTATGTAACTCGTTAGCCAGACTGCACGCTCTGGCTACCGTAATATGATACCCTAAGTGATCGTATCCTGACCGGTATCATTGTCAGAATCCGAGATAGCTGATTCATCGGCCATCATCTCGATGACCTTGACCAAGCTGGCCTGACCCATGGCAAAGCCTGCTGAGTATTGCAAATGGTTTTTGTCGACCAGCGCAGACGCATTCTGCATGAGGACGGTATTTAGCAATGCGTCCCTGAACTTCTTGCCTGTCTCCGATTTAAAGAAGGCGGCCAGTGCGATGGCGTCTGTCTTTTCCCATGGAAGCGGATTCACCCAGCATTGATGCCGGCTGAATGTCCATGCTGCCTTGAGCTTTGAGATGAAACGGATCATGCGATTTACCAAGCTTTGCAGCTCCAGTGCCGAGGCGTTGTCTTGTCGGTTGCGTTATCGCAGTTGTGCCTGGCTCTGAAGTTCTTACGACGTTCCGGATTGTCGCGCTTGATCTCCATGTTGGGATCACCAAACCGCACCTTGATCACGGTGCCTTTAGGACTTCGGACATAGACAGCACTCTTCTTCTTCTCGCCGGGCGTGTAGAACGGCTTGTTGAGAGTGACCTTCTTTCCTTGGTACTCGGCCATATTAAAGAATGGATGCCTTTTCTTTCCTAAGCCTATTGAGCTTCTCCTGCACACTCTTGGCAGTATCTGAAGCCGGCTCGATCGAAACGGAGACTGGAGATTTCGTATTCGTCTCCGCAGTACTCGCATTCACCGAGAGTATCGCGGTGTATTCGCCGCACCATTCTTCCGGAAGGACGGTAGGCCATGAGCTTGGTCTCCCGCTCGGAGGATATCTTCTGCATGTGTTTTGGACGAAATACCGGCATTTGATGCACATCATACGGGTAGGGCAGGCTGCTCAACGACTGGCTGGGCCGTAGGCGGTGCTGGCTGGGGTGCCTGGATCTGCTGCTGCTGCTGCTTCGGGTTGGGCAGCATGCCGGTGGACTCGAAGTAGGTCTGGATGTCCTTGCGGAGCTTGCGAGCCTCGTTGGTGGCCACCTGCTCGTAGCCCTGCAGCAACGAATCGAGCCGTTGCATGATGGCGTTCATGGCCGGCGGCGGGAACTGCTGGCCCTGCTGCTGGGCTCCCTGCAGGTACTGCATGATGACGCCGATGCGGCCTGCGAAGTTCTGGCCGGGCTTGGCCGGAACAGGGATGCCAACGAGCAGCGTGGGGATGAGCTTGGCCTCGTCCTCGAGTTCGTCCTGAGCCTTCTGTCCAGGATCCCGCAGGAGCCGCTTCACCAGAGTCGGGTCATCCAGCTCCATGATCGATTTATCCAGTTCGACCTGATCCACCCATGGGCTCTGCGCGAAGAGCTGCTTGCGTGCGATCGCCTGATTGACCATGGCCTGACGACTGACCATGTCCATGCCTCCCTTGGGCTCGAGTTCATACTGGTCATGGAGTGCCACAGGATCGGCTGAGAGCGAGTCCTCGGCGAAACGGTACTGGAGGCTCTGCTTGTCGTATTGGATGTAGAGGCTCCATGCCTGACGATAGAGCTTCCCGAGCGACATGCGGAAGAGCCGGGCACGCAGATCGCCAGACTGCATGGCCTGGGCGTTGATCGACTTGATCTCGGTGGCAGTGCGACGGGAACTCTGGCCTTCCACCATGGAGTTGATGCCGTAGTCCGGCGTCCCGATGCGTTGCTCTGCGATGGCCCGCGTGTTGTTCATCTCGACATCGAACGAGATGGGCGGCTGTGGCATGGTGACCGGCGCTACACCGTAGGGGAGGATCTGGCCGGGCTGAAAACGCAGGTTGATGCTGTTGGGCAGCTCACGCTCGGCGCGGAACAGCGGCCGGTTGTAGAGCGTCATGGCATCATGCTTGTGATTCCACATCGAGGTCATCGACAGCTCGAACGGAGCGAGGATCTCGCAGATGCCGCGGGGCGAGAACCAACCCTTGTCCTTGATCTCGTAGGGGAAGTCGATGAAGGGAAGCTGCCCATGGTCGTAGGGAAGTTCCATAGGCTCACGCAGGTCGATCGACTTATCTGCG